GCGTAATGCTTCTGCTTCGGCATCAGTTAAATGATAATGAGTCTGTCTAGTACTTAATGGTCTACTATTGCAGATTTCACAACTTCTATTTGGAATAGTACTACTACCAGTTGACGCAGTCATCTCTGTATCGACATCTGCAATATCTATACCACGTATTGTGCTAACGATATATTCTTTGGTTTCCATTATGCAGAAGTTCCGTCGTCTAGATTAATCCAAGCACCGTTTTGATATGCCTGAATTCTGTTTGCAGTTGAGTTGTATATCATATCGCCATTTGCAGCAGTTAATGCATTTCGTTGAGTTGTTGTAAGATTTGCTAATCTAAATGGAGCACCTATTACTCTAACAGCGTTACCTGCTTGTAGATCGAGGTTTGTAGCACTTTCTAGTGTAGGAGTTCCTGCTCCGGTACTAATGAAACTATCGGCAGTAACACTTGCAAAACGTACATCAGATGTTTCTTCGAGTTCTTGATTTGCAAGCGGGATCCATGAACCGGATTGGAAAAATTCAAATCTGTCGCTATCTGAATTATAAACTATAGAACCGGTAATGTTTGCACTGTCAAGTCCAAAAGAATTTATAGTGGCTTGATCATATGCTCCAATAAATAAACCTCCAGGTAACACTGTTTCAAGTGCTGTGCTTCCGGATGCTACAATATTTCTCCATTCAACACCGTCATAGAACGCTAGTGTGTTGTTATTGATATCAACAGTTAGTTCGTAAAGTGAAGCCGGAGAGATGTCTAAAAGATTTCTTGATTCGTTGAATCTTAAACTGCCGTCTTTAATTTCAAGTTTTGTTTGCGGATCAAAAACTCCTATTCCAAAATTATTATCTGCAGAAAAAACAACGTACTCAGGTTCGTTAGAAGTAATTCCTGTTGGGTTAATAGCAAAAAATAATCCTAGGTTATCAGCACCAACAGTTGCAGTAGTGACAAGTCCGCCAGGATCGTTTTTTACAAAATCTAATCTACCATAAACCATACTATCGTTAATTGTTGAGTTTGACTCTCTTGATATTGTTACTCTAGAAAGTTCGTCAACACTATTAACATTAAGAGTAGTTCTAACCCCAACAGTAGCGTTTTCTACTTTTAGAGCACCGCCTGTATGTTTTATACTATCAGAATATATTGTTCCGTCAATGCCGTCAATAATTATTGACGAGTTGTCTGTAAATACAGAACCAGAAAGTTCTCCAACAAACTGTCCACTTATTGTATTTGTATTAGTATCAATTATTCTAGTGCTATCGGTTCCGATAATATTGATTCGATAGTCGCCACCTGCAACTATACCTTCGCCACCGGTTGCGGGTGCGTTAACCCAGAAGCCATCAGTGTAAGTTAGCACTTCTCCGTTGCTAGGAAATGATATAAATGCATCGTCGAGTTGGTCTAGTAAGATGTTGGTAATATTGCTACCGTCGCCTACAAACAAACCGGTTAATGTATTTGTAGCAGAATTTACAATAGTACTACTATCGTTTCCAACAATATTAATTCTGTAATTTACACCCTCGACTACACCGCCTGCACCGATAGGTAAGTTAGTAAGTCCGCTGCCGTCGCCTACAAAGGCAGTTGCAGTAACAGTACCACTTCCGAGAATGTTGAATCCGTCTAAGTCTAAGTTTTGTGTAAGTGCATCTGGAGATCCAACATTAGAAACTTTAATACCTCCAGGTGTTACCCCGTCTCCGGCATAAAGGTCTTTGGTGTCAGTTACATAAACTAATTCGCCTTCTTGAAAGATGACAGAACCTCTTTCTGCCTCAGTCCCGCGTCTTAATCGCAATGCCATATTGAAAATCTCCTAGAGTGATAATACTTTTATATATTTATCACTCTAGGAGATTTATTATCTGTTTAATTTTAAGAACTTATAAACACGCTTACTAACGTCTGTCTGAACACGTTTTAAGTCAAGTCTAAAATCAATAGATTCGATGTTGTCGTCATATTCTTCAAAAAGTTGATCTAACGAATCTTCTATTTGTTCGATAGGTTGCTTTTTTTTACTATCTTTTATATCAATGTCCCATACACTACCGTCTTGAAAAGTAATTAGTATGCGGTCAATATATTCTAGAGGAAGATAGTCCATCTCGACAGAATCAAAAATTTCTTGCCAGTGTTCTTCTGTTTCAGGATCGGGATGAACTTTTCTTTTAGGCACTTTTTTCTGCTTTGACTTTCTTTACAGTTGGAACAAGTGTTTCTGCAACTTCTCGCATTTTCTTTGCTTCCTTGAACATAGCATCTGCTTGACTACGCAATTGTGCTGCCATTTCTTCTGCGGTAGGCGGCATTGTAGTTACAGCATCTGTAATCTGTGAGTTAACAGTTTCAGCAGCCATTAGAGGCATTTCGTTGATAACCTGTGGGGTTTCGGCAGATTGACCCGAAGGTTTAAGAGCCAAATCTTCTAACGAAATTCCACGTTGCTGAGCAATGGCTTCATTTAACTTGTCAAGACTGATAACAGTTTTGCTATCAGGAGTCATTTCAATTTCGTTGGTTGGAACTTTTCTTAATTTTCCAGTAGTATGAAATCCAGAAAGCATGTTACGCCCGTCAGGAAGATATGACCTAGCCATTACTTCTGCTAACTCGTATGCATCTTGACCTGCAGGCGACTCAACTACTTTGATTAGTACATCGTGTTCATCTGACGGAAGTGATTCGGTTAGAACTACTAAACAATTATACGGATCACCTGGCAGTGTACGATATGCAACAATTGCTCTCCGTTTATTGTTTTTGATTCTGCCTACGTGTTTAATATTAGGCATTGGTGTTTTCCTCTGTTGCAGCAGGTGTTGCAGCCTGTGCGGCTTTTGCTGCCTTTTGTTGTTCTTCAACAGTTTTTAGAAAATGTTCTAACTTTGTGTACACTGTTCCAACAGCGGCCATTTCTGCTGGTTTAAAAGCACTACGTTCGCTAGCAATGTCGATGATTTGTTTCATAATTGCTAAATCTTGAATAGTTAGATCCATTGGGTTTGGTTGAGTTTGTTCAGACATAGTAATCTCCTTGTATTAATATATATTATAGATTTATCTGTTGTATTTCAAAAGTGGACAAGCTATCATAAAATAACTTAGTTCCGAGGGATTTTCAAAACCAATTTTAATTTTTTGTTTAAATGGTGTTGATTCGCCTAATTCGATAGTGTTACCAACGTAGAATCGGCTGGAACAGTTTTCGTAGATCCACTCTTCTAATGCCTTGGAAAGATTGTATGTAGGATTAATAACAATCGTTTCGAAATAAGGAGGGCAGAATTCTACCCTCCTTACCTCAAGCACGTTGAGTGGATTAATTTTATTCTTCTTAACCACGTGACTCCTCGTAGTGGGCAGTTACGCCAAACGGTGCTTGCAAAGATTTGTTGTGGTTACTGTGGATAATAAAAATAGTATCACAGTAAGACTCGTCTCCCCAACTACCGAACGGATATCCATCAGTAAACATAACAAACTTCTTAGGCTGGACATCATTTGATTTCATGTATTTCCAGTTACAGTCGAAGTCTGTACCGCCGCCGCCCATGATTTCATAATCCATAAGCGATTCGCCGCCGTCTGCACTAAAGTCCTGTTCGTTGTAAACCTTAGTGTCAAAACACCACAGTTTAATACGATAGTCCTTGTATTCGTCCATAATGCCTTTGATCTCACTCAAAAAGTCACGAGCCTGATCGTTACCAATAGAACCTGACATATCGATAGCAACAGTAATATCGATAGTTTCGTCAAAGTTCATACCAGGAAGAATAGCACCAGTGTGCCAGCCTTTACGACTAGGACGAGCAAAAGTGTAATCGTTACGAATAGTGCTTTGGATTTGCTGACGCAGAAGTTCGCGCCAGTTCATCTTAGGCTCAGTTAGTTCTTTGATCATACGCTGGATCTCACCAGGAGTGTTGCCAGCACCTGCACTCTGTGCAGCATTGATCATTGCTTCTTTGATTTCGTCCTTGATTGCATCAAGTTCGGCCTTGGTCAGTCTAGGACGACCTTTGCCCGAGCCATTGCCTTCTTTGCCATCACCTTCTTCATCGCCTGCTTCCCAGTCAATGTGTTCGTCAAGCAGTTCGCCAAGAGCATCAAAGTCGATCTTATGAGCGTTCTTGAACAGATCGTCATAGACTTCTTCTGAAGTCCACTTATCATACTTGAAGTCTTGATAGCAATCAACTACACGAGGCTTTTGACCAATCTTGTCACGAACAAGAAGGTTGTTAACAATGTAGTCTGCAGAGATGTTGTAAAGCATTGGATCACGATCTTCACGACGAGTAAGGTGATCGTAAACACAGTGAAGGATTTCGTGTGCAATAACAAACTCAATTTCTTTATTGTTCATTGCATTAAAGAACTGAGTGTTAAAGTAAAGATGACGACCGTCTGTTGCCGCAGTCATGCACCATTCGTCGGCACTTTCAACACGCAGACGAGTAGCCATACTACCGAAAAAAGGATGCTTTAGAAGCAAGCCTACACGAGCAACAATAATGCGATCGAGGACGTCTACACGCATACGATCAAGTGCTTCGGGAGTAATGTTAGGATCTGGAGCCCAGTTCTTTTTACGCTTGGATTGAGTCTTTTTGACAGACATAGTTAACCTCTTGTTCAGTGCCTATAATGTAATATAACATATTTACTTGCTTTGTCAAGCATTAGATAGAAAGAGTGGGCAGTTTGACCTGCCCACTCTAGTGTCACCGTATTAGGCCGAAGCAGCACTAATATACTTGCCATAACGAGCGTGGAACTCGTCAAAGCAATCAATTGCTTCGGGATCAATCGGAAGATTATACTGAGTCAGTGCGAGTTTAATACCCATAACAACCAATTCAGTATCGAAGTTATCCATCGAGAACCGCATGAAGTTATTGACCATAAAGTCGAACTTCTTGTCGTTCTTGTCAGATGCTTCTTTAAGTTCGTAGCAGAGCGAGACAGTCAAGGAATACATGGCACTGATTTCACGAGTCTTCATCTCTTTAACCTTACCAGCGAGGATTTCGGTTGGATCGGGCATAGAACTTGCAATCTTACGGTGAGCCATAAACTTGACAGCAAGACCTTCGCCAACTGCACCTGCAACCAGGTCAGTAGTAGTGCCATCGTCAAGGTTATCTTCGAGCAATTCGCTAACAAACGACCACGAACGTGGAGTAGCAAACGAACGGCTAGGAGACTTAGGATCAAAGTCGTAAAGGTCCTTCTTCGAGAAGTTAAGGAAACCTACAACGTCTTTGTTGATTTTGTTGTTAACTGCCCACTGGAACCAATCGTCGAAGTCGACTTTCATTTCAAGGTGGACAAAGCGGTTAGCAAGCGGAGCAGGCATACGATAAGTAACACCTTTATCTGCTTCACGGTTACCAGCAGCAACAATCATAACGTTATCAGGCAGTCGATAAGTACCAACCTTACGGTTAAGAATAAGTTGGTATGCAGCAGCCTGCACAGCCGGAGCAGCACTGTTCATTTCGTCGAGGAAAAGAACAACGTTCTTATGCTTGGCTGCAAACTCTGCGTCGGGCAGTTCGCCTGGAGGAGCCCAAACCATTTTGCTGGTATTGGAATCAAAGTACGGAATACCCTTAATATCAGTGGGTTCCCAAAGGCTAAGACGAACGTCGATAACAGGAGCATTAAATTGCTCTGCAATCTGGTGAACAATGTCCGACTTACCAATACCCGGGGGACCCCAGAGGAAGATCGGACGCTTTTTAAGCATTGCATGACGAATGCTTGCTTTAGCCTTGTTCGGGCTAACAGTACGAGTAAGTTCTGACATGGAGTATTCCTTTCTGTGTTTCAGTGCCTATGTGTTAGTTATACAGCACGAAACACAGAAGGTCAACTACTTTTTTCCCATATGTTGAGATTTTTCATCCAAATGTAATCAGGCTTGTATAATTTGGGTATAGCGTGTTTAAAGTATTCAAGTACATCAAGAGGTGTTTCGTCCATTCTTGCAAAATGTTGAACAAATGACGGATGACGTTGATTGGTGAATCCAAAATACATATCCACATATTCCATTCTAACATAACAAGTGTTGTTGCAAATGTATTCATTATTAAAATTATATAACATTGACTGCAACGCAGTGTGTTCGTCATAATGGTGTCTTACGCGAAAATTTTCTAACCACTGTTTGGCATCAGCAACAGTCCAGTTTTTTATAGGTGGGATATCGTCCCACTCAAAAGAATAAAACCAACTTACCCATCTTTCGTACGGATCTCTAACAATTTTTATAATTGTGTAATCTTCAAAAGACTCTTTAGTAACTCTTCTTCTTTCCACCCATCCTACTGTTTTTAAAACACTTCTTACATGGTTGCTTCCGCATCTTGGCAGAACACAACACACCATCTTTTTTTCGTTATTTACTAATACATCCATTTGATAATTCGTTCTATAATGTTCTAGAACGTGTTAATGCTTTGTTTAATCCGTACTTGCGTACATCGCCACTAAACAATGCAAGTTCTACTGCTTTCTTTTCATTTGTTACAAGTATGCCATCTTTTGTTAAGTAATAAGGGCAATCAATAAATTTGTCTAAAAAAATAATTATTTGAGTTGTTAGTGGCATATCTTTTGGAAAAGGTATGTCATAAACTTTTAAATCAATTTTTTGTATAACTTCAAATCCGTCGTCTGTTAATCTTAAACCACTGTTGTCTTTTTGACGAGTGTTTTGCCACCACAGAGGTAAATGTTCAGTTATCGAATTATCAGAAGTACTTTTTCCAAGTTCTTGTAAAAATAACTTGGTGTAGACTTTTTTATTCATCTTCTACTTCTTCGCCTGTGGTTAATTTATAAACTGCAAAATCTGCGGTCTTAAACATCAAATTTAACTTACTTGCTAAATTAAATGCATGTCCAGGATTAGAAAAACTTGTTTTTTTATATTTTGGACCAGGATAACTTGTTAGACTATTAGAGCTTTTGAGATTAAAAGGCTTGCCTTTATAAAAGACAGCCCATACTGCTTCAGCATCTAGAACTTGTTCACACTTGTAAGTTCTACTATTTGTATACTCTAAAAGAACATTCGGTTTAGGTCTGCTCATTGCGTACTCCAATTATATACGCATATATTTATGACTTATGACCAGTTACCGCCGGCGTCCATTGATATTGTAATAGTTTCGTCGGAGGTTTTAGTGGAATATTCTTTTACAAATTTTTCCAGATCGCCGTTCATTCTACTCATAACAATACCCAAAGTAAATGCAAGGCTTTTTGCAACAGCAATATCTAATCGAACTTCTCTTGCATTGCTGGATTCTGCACCTTTAACCTGTTGTATAAATTGTGTTATAGGTGTTGTGTTAATTGGTTCTGTTGACATTGCTCAATGCAGCCTTCATTTCTAGTTCGGTCTTGAAAGGTCCGAGGTATTCGTTTCTTTCAATAGTAATCAGTTTTGGACAAAAACTTTTAAGCCAGTTAACATTAAATTTGATCAAGTAATAGCCAGCACAATAAACGCTTTTTGACTTTTCACTTTTTGTAAAAAGAGGTAATCTATGCACAATGTCGTACATACTGTTGTACGGTATACTGCGAGTAGGATATCCGTGTACACTAGTATCAGTTTTTGAATTTTCGTTTTGTGTAATTTTGGCAGTAAGAAAGTTTTTACCAAACTGTTTTTTTAATTGCTTCTCATCTTTGTAAAAACTAATCTCACCTTTGCGTGACAGGATAAAAGAATTTTCATCCTTTGTAAGTGTTCCTACACGCATACCTTGATCTTCGACTATCCAAAATCTATTCTCAAGAACTTCTTTTGCTGTAATTTGTTGTTTCACTTTTATTCCTTGGTGTATCTAGCGTTTAATGGCTCTGCATAGAGTGTGGCCTGATCTGCAATTTTTTGCATGTTCCATTTAGCACAAAACTTCATAAGTTTCATACCGACTTGACCGATGTCCTTGGGTTTAACACTGTGAATACTAGTGTTTATAACTTCTCTAATATGTGTTGGCTGTGCCGATAGATCACAAAGTGTAACGTTACGCTGATAGTCATCAATAACACGATGCTCAACACCATTGTGATCTACCCAACGCTGTAACATAAGATTATTCCAAGCAAAGCCTTTGCTTTTTTTATCAGCAAATGCTTCGGTAAGGCCTACTTTGTTTTTTGTACCTTTGACACGTACACCGGGATATGCGGAGAATACGTTGTCGCTGGTGTCGCCGCGCATACACTTTTCAAACAGCATCCATTCTGGGTCGGATGCAGTTTTAACAATGCCAGTCTTTTTATCTTTAATTGGCTTACCTTTGTCGTCAAAAAAGCCTTCGTGCGTGATAATCATATTTTGAACGCCATTGTACTGTTTCACTTTAGGTGAAATCAACTGTGCAAAGTCGCCATCTGTACTAATAATCACGTGACTGTCATTGGGATGATTTTGGATCCATCCAGCAATAAGGTCGTCTGCTTCAAGCACAGGATTCTGAAGTACAGTACAGTTGGTTTTATTAGTAACAAAGTCTTTAAACTCGT